ATTCCCTACGACATCGAGGGAAACCGTAGGCGACGAACTGCCGATGCCTATTCTTGCTCTGCCACCGCCAATAAAATAGAGGTTGTTTGTAGCGGATACATTCGAACCGAACTGGACGATTGGTGTTGTCGCTGTTGTCGATTTAACTTGTATCGCACCAGACGTTTCGATGCCTCCATTTGCGGTAAGCAATTTCCCAGTAGGAATTGTGATACCGTTATTTGCGTTGATTAATCCAGACGCATTGATGGTGGTTGCGGATATACCGCCATTGGCGGATAGCGAACTACCCGCAGATAGGATAATTCCTGAGTTGGCATACATTGTATCGGTCGCATTGATAGACGTGGAGTAGATGCCTCCGTTTGCGATAATCGCGGCACCGAATGGTAGCGTAATGCCTCCATTCGCATTGATTGACTCGGACGCATTTAGCACGACGGTATTGATGGTATTTACGTTCATCGAGGCGGTAGCCAATTCACCAATCACATTTAGAGTCTGTCCTGCGGGAACAACTAAACCGCCGTTTGCTGTAATTTGCCCTGAAATATTCGCAGAGCCGACTACGTCAAGAGGGACGGTAGGGGACGAACTGCCGATACCGAGGCGTCCTCTTGAACCACCAACGATATAGATGTTGCTTTGCGTGATGGAGTTTGTGCCGAACTGTGCGATTGGTGCGGTGGATATTGTGTTCGCAACAACAAGGTTCGAGGTTAGCGTGGTTCGCCCGAGTATCGCGACGTTGCCGACGATATCGAGTTTTGATACAGGAGATGTGCTACCGATACCTATATTTCCGCTTTGTAAAATACAGAAGTCGATGCGATTCGAGGTATTGTTAAGTATATTAAAGATGCCATTGTTATTGATGAGATTCCAATTGTTATAATTATAATTGCCATCACTATATATTTCAATATTACTATTAATACACTTAATCATTTTGTTATGGGTATAATATTTAATATATATATATATATTAAACCTTCATAAAAATTGATAATATCGTATTCATTTCATAATACAATACCGAACAACCAATGACGCACGAGCATAGCGAGACGAACATTTACATTGATGGCTCTTGTATTCACAATGGATACCCGAATGCCATCGCAGGGTATGGAGTTTATTTCAAGGAAGGCGACGAACGCAATGAATATGCTCGGGTAGTTGGAAAGCAAACGAATAATACAGGTGAATTAACTGCGTTTATTCGTGCGGTAGAGAAAGTGCTGGAAGAACAGTCGGTGTCTGCATCCGCCTCCGCCTCCGCCTCGGTATCAAAAACCAATATCTATACGGATTCGGAATATGTCATCAAATGTGCTGGTGCGTATGGGGACAAGTTAGCCAAGAATGACTGGAAGACAACTGCTGGAAAAGTTCCACCGAACCTGAAATTGATTCAAAGAATACAAGAAATCTACAAGCCAAATAAGAAGCGTTTTACATTACATCACGTGAAAGCACATACTGGATTAAACGACGAGCATTCGATAGGAAACGCGGAAGCGGATAGGTTGGCGAACTTGGCGGTGGGCGTTGTGGTATCGATGGCGTTTTCGAGTTCGCCGACAGAATCCTTGGATAATACTTTAATCTCAAATATCAAAGAGACACCCGTCAGTTATAAAAATTATATCAATATCAAGTTCGATTACAAGGACGCAGTCAAGGCGTTGGGTGCGAAATGGGATATGAGTTGTAAAAAATGGTATTACGAGGATAATATATCCAAGGACAATAAGGAGGCAATCTTGGAGATTGAAAAGAAGTCTGAAAGTGATGTCGAAGAACACACAAAGGTATATGTGAAGATACCGTTTAGTAAAAAGAAAGACGCTCAGAATCTCGGGTGTCGCTGGGATTCGGAGAAGAAGTCGTGGTATTATATGTCCAACCACGATAAGAAAAAGATATCGGGCATTACCAAGTTGGAGACGATGCCTTTGTGAGTCATTCCTTAAATCATCAGGTATTTTGTTTGTAAGCCTTTGGGTTATTCTTTAAACTGATAAATAGCCTTAATCATCTCAACTAATTCATTTATTGTAGTTTTCATTTCTTTTATTTCATTTCTTATTTCCATTATTTCATTAGGGGGTTGAATCACCGAAATTACGGGGGGTTTTACCACTCTTTTTGCGATTGTTTTAATTAATTGCTCATTCGTTAATTTTGTAATTCTTATTATTTCATCCTCAGTATCACCAGCAAGATACATACGATATGCTATTGTTTTCTGTCTTCCTATAATACCTCCATAGGTTCTTTTATGAGATTCGGCAATATCTTTTAATGTTAATGTGTTCTCATCTAATTCTTGTAATAATGTATTTTCTTCTTCCATAGTCCATTTTTCCCCTAATTTTTCTGGATATTCTTTATCTGGATTTTGCTGTTTTATCATTTTTAGCATTGGACTGTCCATAATTAATTAATAAAAATAGATATTTGTCATTTTTTTATATATAAAATAAATAATGTATAACCTATCAATACGCTATCAGCCTATTAGTCTTCAAGTCCTTTCAGTCTTTCAGTCTTCGAGTATTATTTTTATATTATTACTAAATATTTCAGTATATTCGGTGGGTATATTCTCAAACGATATCAGTTTCATATTCAATCGGAACTTGTCTTCGTATCCGCATTCCTTTATATACTTTTCTCGTTCGTCGTCCGTCATATTCGAAATCATCAGTGCCTTTTCTTTTGTTATTCCTGAGCCAATCTTGGTTATATTGTCGCTCTTGTCGCCATAGATTGCCTTAAATAGCAAATCGACTTTCGGGTTATTGTAGCCTCGCTTCATCAGTTCTTTAAACTGCATGTTATATACGAGAACCTGCGTATCGACCAATTGTAGAAAGTCGTTGTCGTTCGTGATGATGACGACGTTAATGTCGTTGTTTTTCAATGTTTCCAATTGCGTCTTAATCATCTTTTGAGACAGATAGATGACGTCGTCGCCTTCCAATCGACTTTGTGATATGTATTTGAACCCCAAGGAACTCATATAATCGCTGAATATGCTAAAAATCTTTTTATTAAAGTTGTTCTTTTGAACCCGCGTCGCCTTGTAGGTATCGTGAATGTCATTTCGCCATATTTCGGTTCTCTGGCAATCCACGCAAAATACGATGTTATCCTTGTTCGTATTCCATTTTTTACAGATTTTCTTGATGTCGTTGTTAATATGCTTATAAAACGCATTAATGAACACCTCGTTGTGTATGATGTCATCGACGCTCACGTCGATATTTTGAAACGAAAACCATCGATAGGTAGCAAAATATCTATGAAAAACATAGTAACTGCTATCTATCAGAATAATATTATTCTTGTTGAAACAAATAGTATTCATCATATTAATATATTTAATATATCGTATATTTTTAAATACTAATTATCATTTTTTATTTACAATACCGTGATAATGATTCGCTTCCACCATTATCAACCGTAGTTCGTCGGGCTTATTCTTGTATTCCTTCCATTCATACCTCGCGGTATCGTAGTTCTTCTTGTTATCCCCTCCTGAAATCTCCTTCATCTGATGAATACGATAGGTTATGAATAGTGTATAATCGGTGGGCTTGACTGTCTTACTAACCTTCTCTTTCACGACTACATCACTTTGCGACGGTGGCGAAAGCGGCGGAGCAATTTCTGGTTCTTGCGACTGTTGCTGTTGCTGCGTAAGCGACTGTTCTGGTTCTGTTTCTGTTTGCTGTGTGAGCGACGACGTAGGCTGTGTTTGTTGTTCTTTTTCTTTTTGCTGCGTGAGCGGCGTAAGCGGCGTAAGCGGTTGCGGTGTCGATTCGGTGATTAAAGGTATCTCAAAGGTCATCTTGTTAATATGTTCTTTTTTAGTCCATACCTTCTTGTTATTGCGAACTTCTACAATCCACAAGTCTTTATCAAAACCTTCCATAATCGAATTGATTTCATAACCTTCCGCAGATAATCCAAAATGTAATGGCGATTGCTCCTTGCCAGTATAATAGGACGTAGGGAAGTTCAAGCAAACCTTTCGGGCAGACATATTGGTTGCCTATTGATATAGTAGCATAATCATTTTTTATTTTTATTTAATTTGTCCTTATTCGCTTCTATTTATATATAAAAGTGATAGGTTTGCGTTGTTCTAATTGATACACAAACTGGGATGACAACATTCTATGACGACATTAACGATTTTTTCGAAAACGATGAGGATGTTAAAAACAATATCAATGAGCCGTGTCTCAATATCCTTCATTCCAAAATTATCAAAGATTACAAGGAGCGGATGGGAGGAGGAGCGACGGGCGAATGCGAATGTTGCTTTGAGGACAAAGTGATGTCTCGCTTCAACGAGTATTTAGGAGCGAATGCGGCGGACGGGACGGCGTATGACGATATTTGTAGCCACATTATATTCATCTACTATAATAGCGTGACGGAACTTGACGATTACTATAATGACATTTACAGAAAAAGAAAATACCGTTTATAAATAAAGATAAGGATGATTAAGACAAGTTGGATATATATACTTTTTTATATCAAATTGGCATTGATAGCAAACCTTGTGCTATATATAGTGGTTGCTCTTGTCGATGCCTTTGTTACAGGCACATATATTTTTAAGCCTTTTGTGCGATATACGTTTGGACTTTTACAACCTTTAATGGTAGTTCCTGTAATTACATTTGAAGCCGTTAATCTGCGTCCCTTTCAATGGATATATCTGATAATTATAGTACTTATATTTGTTATCGAAGGGTTGATTATACTTTTATGGGTAATCGCATTGGCAATACGACCTATCCTGTTTGGAAAGAACTTTTTGGCAGGTGTGCCACCATTCGAAGAATTAGAGAGAGACGGGGCGTTCGAATGGTTCTTTGAAAAAGCGGAGGCTGATGTAAAAATCAAAGAAATCGCCTTTTATATTCTTAGTCTATTGAGAGAGATTTTGTCGCCCGAGGAGTTTGCCGCTGCGGAGCAAAGATGCCGTGAGATGTTTGATAGCGGCGGTAGCAGCGGTAGCCGTCGCGTCGGCGTCGAAACCTTTGTGGGTGGCAGCGGTGGCAACGTGATAACGAGTATGCGAGGTTTCACGCCTATCCCTCCGAAGGAGCATATTGATTATGATTATGAGAAAATATATGAAACTGACGATAAAAAGGATGACCGTTTTTACAGGGGTTCATACGCCTCGATTCGGCATCGAGACGACGCGAACAGATATAAGAATATGGTGATTGCTCGTCCAGACACGCCTTCTTTTCCTGAATTGCCCGATGTTAAAAATAAGATTGTATCTGAGATGAATTATTTGAATATTAAATTAACTAATTAAAATAACTTAATATATATTAAGAATAGGTATGGGAAACGCATTCGCAAAAGCAAAGACAGGATGCCAAGTTGATAATCGCGGGACAGGGGTATCGACAGATGTATTCTGTAAAATCGTGTATATCATAGACCTTCTTTCCATGCCGTTTAGTGCCTTTATAGAACCTTTGTCGTGCCAACTTATCAATACAATAACACATAAACCCGACATCACCCTTTTTATCTATTCCGTGCTATACTTGTGTGTTATTGCGATGATAGGTATTTTTGTATATTGGGATACAATCTACAAAACCGCAAAGAAACTTTCCAAGTGTAATAATATTTCCAAGATTATCGACGAAAGCGTCTATACCGAAACACCTTATGTTTATACGATTATCATCATCAATACGAAGCGGATTAAGAAACTATCCGAGTATATCATCAAGATAACCTATGATTTTAACAAGATGGAAACGCGTATTGAATACGGCAATACAGAGGGCGAAGATGCCATCTTCCAATATCGAATAAACGACTACAAGAGCGTATTGGAAGACATAAAAGCACTTGAAACACAAAAAACGAATTTAGATACATCAGTAACAAAAGACGCCACGTATCGAGCGGAAATGAGTAGGATTACGCTTCAATTGATGGAATTAAAGAACTCGGACGAAGGGAAGAAGGCTTTACAGTTAAGAGAATTACAATCAAGCGAAAAAAAGAAGTTTTATGATAGTTTTGATTACAAGTATTTTAATTTAAATACTATGAAACCTGATGTCATCGAAGACCTTAGCCTCAGGATTAATAGCAATACCTACAAGTATTATGCGGTGGATAAGGATTTTAATATGATACAGTCCTATACGACAAGCGAACTCATTAAATTTACAAAAGGGTATTCCGATAACGAAAACTATCCGATGTCTATAATCGATTATATCATTTTCTCCAAGATACAACGGGACAAAAATATCAATATATGATGATATATTATATATATTATATATATTTCATAGTCAATATATAATATTATATATTATTAAACACATAATGGATACTATTCTCAACGATATCAAGGAATTATTTGTGAATATCGACAAGACGTCCGAGCAATCCATAAAGGATATCTCGCATATCGCCGATGACATCAAGGATGTTTATTTTATTCTCGAATATAAATATCAGATTTTTATGAATATACTTTTTTTATTTATAATTTGCGGAATATTGTATGTGTTGTATCGCGATTATATCTATCGTATCGCAAGTAAAATGACGCGATGCTCCGACATCACCGACATCATCAATTACAATATTAAGGACAATGACAACTCATACATCTATAATATCTATATCGTGCATGTGAATAATAGCAATAATATCATCAAGGATTTTGTTGTGAGGTTAGAGTATAACTTCCTAACCGAGAAAACGGGAATAACATTGGGAGAACACAAAATCATAGTGCCTCTGCTATTTACTCCTACGGATAATATTAGTAAAATGAAGAACGCCTTCTATATTTTTGATTTAGCCGAAAAGAAACAGAAATATGTCGATTATTACGATAAAAATAGCGGTAAGGTATTCTTTCTCGATAGGAAGAAAATGGCAACGAAAAAATACAAATACTATATCACCTCGAATACCGACGAAAAACTGAACGACGAGCATTCCATCCTCTTAGCAAACTTTATAAAAAAATATGCGTATGACAACAGCACCAACATTGACCCAATATACAATATATTATATGCGATTGAAAGTAAAAAGAATATGGAATATTAATATTATTATTATTATTATTATTATTATTATTATTATTATTATTAAAATAATAATTAAACATAGAAGACGTCATTCAGTAATGTCCTCAGTTCTTCAATCTTGTCGGTAGCGGTAGCAGCGTTCTTAATCTTCGGGTATTGGATAGCGAACTCGACGAACATATTTCCCTTATTCGCGGTATTCACGATTGGCATCCCTTTACCTTCCAACAGATAATTCTTGCCATTCGAGATGACACCGAATATATTCGTGTGTATGGTTATTTTTTCCTTGAAATAGGGTATCACAACCTCTTTCCCGACGACTGAGTCGATAAACGAGATGTCTGTTTTATAATACAAATCGTTTCCTTTTCGTGTGAAATGCTTATGCTCCTCTATCTTCACGTGTATTATCAAGTCGCCCGGTTTAACATTGGGTATCCGTGGTTGCTCCCCCAATTCGGGAAATGCGGTTTTGTAATTCTCGTCAATACCTTTCGGGATGATTAAGGTCGCCTTTTTATCTTCGTTGTAAAACCCTTTGCCATTACACGTTTTACATCCCGACTTCCCTTCAATCGTTATCCCCGAACCCTCGCAATTATCGCACGTGCCTTGAAAGATTTGTTGCATGATACCGAGGCTACGTATCTGCTGTATGATACCACGTCCATCGCATTTACCGCACTTCTTATTACATTTCAGGCAATATTTGCGAATATTGATATTCAAATCCTTATTGATACCGCTATATATATCGTCAAGGTTGAAAACAAACGTCTTCTCAATGGACGAGGCTTTCTTCGGCTGTCGATTGGACGCGTGTCCGCCCATACCGAACGAAAACATGTCTTCGTCGAACCCGTGTCCGCCGAAAGGATTTCCGCTCCTACGAAAGAATGCCTCGAATATATCACGCGGGTCGTGTGCTTCTTGCCCTCCGCCCGAACCGTTGTTATAATTGGTATCTCCGATGGCATCATATTTCGCCTTCTCCGCGTCATCACTTAATACATTGTAGGCTGCCGAGATTTCCTTGAACTTCTCTTCGGCTTCCGCATTCCCCTTGTTTTTGTCGGGATGATACTTGAAAGCAAGTGCCTTATATGCCCTCCTTATATCATCGGACGAAGCATTCTTTGAAACTCCTAATACACCGTATAATTTGTGATTATCGCCTTCCATCAGATAGTTATGCTATGTTAGTATGCTATATATAAAATGTTTATGTTTATATGTGTATAAAAAATATTTGGTTATTAGGCTTTCGCTGCTTTCGCTGCTTTCGCCTTCATTCGTTCCTTGTAGTCCTTCACGGTTATCAAATCGCCCTTATACCTAAGGTATTCCTTACGGTCGCCTTGTATCTTGTAGATACATCGCACCTTACCGAGTATCGACTTCTTGTTTATCTTGCGATTACCGCCTACGGATTTATTAATTTTAATAAAATCATTTAAACTCATATTATCTACTGTTTCGTTATTGTTTGTATATTCATTATACGCATCGATAATCTTATTTCCATAGCGTTGTCGTAGAAAATCATTTAAGAATAGGTTTGGGTTTTGTATTTTTTTCGTATTAAAATCATCAATGGTATCGTTTCCATAGCGGTTTCTTCTAAAACCATCTATTTTTTCAATCATCTCTTCACTCATCTTTATCTCCTACTATTATAAACTATATAATATTATGTAAATCACAACAACATTAACGATATAGATGTATTTTCGAAGTATGTCTTTTGCGACTACCGCATAAGGATTATATACCCTTTGTGTCCCGCTATGCTTACACGTATAATATACTATTCTTTTGTTTAACGGCACATAGGTGGATGCTGTGGCTGCGTTATATTTGAGGCTCTTACAAATGTTTTTATTGAATAAAGGTATCGTGTCGTGTCGATGTTTATCACAGTATCCCGTCGCAAATATAAAAAAGAATACGAGCGGCTTATTAAGCGGTTTCAAGAGCGGTTTCAAGCAATAAATCATCGTATTCATTATCTATTCTTTATTACTATATAGTTTATATCTATATTTAATTACATACATATCGCATCATCACATTCATCGAGTATAACTCTTGATTGAGGAGTTTAAACGCGTAAGGCATCCGAACCTGTGCGATATCTGTATTATTTTTACAATATTTACAACTATAAATGCCCTTGTCCGTATTCACGTTTGCATGCATCCCGCATTTCTTACAAATGAACACCCTGTAATTGTCGGATACGTGAAGCATCCTCTCCGCAAGAAAGTTCGACGTGCCGTGTGCGATAAAGCAATCCCGTTCCATCTCGCCTAACCGCAATCCGCCCGACCTCGCCCGTCCTTCGCTTGGTTGCCTTGTTAGCATCACAATCGGACCATTCGAGCCACGAGAGTTTCCAGTCCATACCGACTTGCCGTTGCGTCGAACCATAAATACTTCGCTCGATACGCTAATACAATACACCGCACCTGTGTAGCGATACACGCTTTCGCTGCTTTCGTTGCTTTCGTTGCCGTTCGTAGCATTCGCGGACTTCGTAGCATTCACATACGGTTTATTCTTATTCTTGATAATCGTTATCTTCCATAGTCCTTTATACAGGCTCTTGATACCGCTCCATCCCGCGTGGATACATAGTCGCATCATATCGTCCGCCAAGCGTTCCGAAGCAACACAGAACATATTGTCGTATTTATTATTTCCCGACGTCATATTTGTCGCTATCATAGACTTCATCAAGATACGCACTTGTTTGCTACTCAGTTTCCATACCCACGAGGGCATACTCATACTCGTATTCATACTCGTATTCGTCATATTACACAAATATTCAGTAATATTTCGAGTATCCTCAGTATCATTATGCGAACCGAATTGATAAAGCACCTTATTATCGCATCCGCTCGAAATCCATTTGCCAAAGAATAATAGCCACGCTTCCATATTAATCTCCTTATCGCTATTCGGTATCATAAACTGATAGTTAGGTGCGTCCCATACACAATCCTTCTTGTATTGAACGCATTTCCCGACAATATCCTTTGCCTTCTTCAATGTATAACCTTGATACCCTTGATACCCTTGATATCCTTGATATCCTTGATTATCGCAGACATACATTCGATGCTCCTCAGTCGCATTCAAATCAATCTGCGTATTACGGATATTATACATCATACCCGAATATTCAGGATATGTATGGACTTCCATAGGCGTCTCATACACAAGCCGTCTATCCTCTTTGAGAACCGCAACCTTATCATCCGTCGTTATCTCGCGAATCGACTTCCAGCCGTTGCTTGTTAATACGTCGTGGTCTTCTGTGAGGCAATGGATTTTATCCGATACCATATGCTTCAATCTCTGGTAATACGTGGGTCCGATAAAGATATCCGTGTGGATTTGCTCTCCCGTTCGCCCGTTATACAAGATTTCATTGCCGTATTTCTCCATTCCAGACATTTCAAGCACCTTTGTAATCCCTTCCACCGAGCAATCCGTGTAAGGCGTCGAATCGCCAAACGCCCCAATATGACAACACGCCTTCCCCATAATCGATTCCATCAACTGGGCTATCGTCATACGCGAAGGGATTGCGTGGGGATTCATAATGATATCAGGGACAATCCCATCCTTTGTAAAGGGCATATCTTGGTGTCTGTAAATCATCCCAATCGTCCCTTTCTGCGCACTGCAACTCGCACATTTGTCGCCAATCTCGGGCTTCCTGTTCTTACGAATGCGAACCTTACAGAACTTATAGCCTTCGCTATTGATACCATTATAATTCATATCGATATATCCGTCGTCATTCGCCTTCATCGTTAGGCTACTGTCTTGATACGTGATAACGCCATTCGCCTTCTTTGGCATCACCTTGCCTACAATGACATCATTGCCATTCACGTAGGTATTCTTCGATACAAATCCGTCGTCATTCAGTTTCTCGTAAGAATACGGTTTCTGCGAAGAGATATTCGTGGGGTTCGTGAAAATCTCCTCTTCCCCCGTGCTATGGTTCTTATTACACACGTCCCGCATCGCCTTATAATAGGTGCTTGTAAATAAGCCCCTGTCGAGTGCCGACTGATTCACCATAATACTGTCTTCCTGATTAAAGCCCGTGTGCGTCATAATCGCCACAATCGCATTCACGCCCGAAGGCAACTTGTGAGCCATCGTATATTTTGACAACTTCGTATATACGAGCGACTTCTGAGGATAATTCAAGATGTTCCCCATCGTATCGATACGTTTATTGAAATTACTCATATATACACCGAGTGCCTGTTTGCCCATCGCACATTGATAGCAGTTGCGAGGCGACTGATTGTGGTCGCTAAACGGAATATTGACACCGAGAATACCATTCATCAAACTCGGGTGGATTTCGCAATGGGTGTAAAACGGCGGCAACGCAGTTCCTTTGATGCCCTCTTCCAAATCGACTGGAAATGTCGCAATCATCGCCGAATTGATTTCGTCGCAATCCATATATTCCAAGAATCCCTCTTCGTCGAGATATTTCTCGGGGTCGTCTGGGCTTTTCGCGACTTCGTTGGGGACGATAAAGTAATCGAAGTGCTTGTCGGCGATATATTCTTTCCAACTGATATTTTTCCTGCGTAATACCCGCTCAATCCGCAATTCACGCTTATTCGTGACGGGGTCAATATCGACAATATAGAGCGGTCGATACATCCGCCCCGCTTCCGTGCTGATGATGATACACGACTTCTGGATATTCCAGACAATCGAGGTCATCGGGTAGATAACTCCGCTACGCTTGTAATGCTTCAAGGTCAAATATAATTTGTTGGGATTCGTATAATAACCGACAATATCGCCATTCACCATAATATAGACGTTGTCTTCGCTACCCATCTGCTTCAAATATTCGATGGGTGATTTCTCGGGATTCGCCATCGAATAGGAGTCGTCATACACGATTACGCCGAGATTCACTAAAATCCTGCGGATATGTGTGCTATTCATCGCTATCGAAATATTCGTGCTAAGTGCCATATTTTTCACAAGCCCTACTGAACTGCCTTCTGGCGTTTCCGCGGGACATATCATACCAATCTGGGAATTATCCAATTTACGCGGTTGAACCAGTTTCCCGTTCTTTTCCATTGCGGTATTGATGCGACGCATATGCGATAGCGTACTGGCAAACGACATACGATTCAGGACTTGCGAGACGCCTTGCTTGATATTTTGAAATGTGCCGATGCTTTTGATACCCCAGTTTCCAGTCGAGAGCGAATAGCGAATCCACGAATCGAGTAGCGATTGCTTAAAAAACCTGTGAATACTGATATCGGAAATAATATTCGAAATCGGGATATTCGCATTCCCACGCCACAAGTTGAGTTCCTTCTCAATCGCGATTTTGAGTTCCTTCGTCATCTTTCCGTAGCACTGGCGAAACAAGTTGCTCATCAAGACACCCGGTGTATCGACGCGTTTGTTGATATACGAATCGCGATTATCGTATGTATCATACCCTAAATAGATGCGTATCATCTTGCGGATAATATGCCCCACGTATAACGCTTTGCGACGGTAAGATTTGCCGACGTGCGGTAGAAAGTCGTTCATCAGATTATTATGGAGTTGTGCCTTGTTCGTCTCGTGGTCGTTGTTCTTATTCACTCCAATCATAATCTTAATGAGCGTATTCTCGGCGTGTTCCTGTGTGTTGATATCACATGCGTCTTCGCAACACGCCATCAGTTCGTTGATGATTCGCTGATTCTTATCGCTATCCGTATCATATACAATGTGATTGATAATCTCGCGGTCGCTAATGACGCCAAGTGCGCGAAATATCACAAAGATAGGCACTTCGGAGCGAATAAACGACGTGTTGATGCGAATAATGCGTCCCATATGATTCAACTTACCGCTCATATTGAGGCACGTCGTCTTCGGCGGCAGATAGGTCGAGTCGCACATCGAGCGTATTTCGGCATACAAGCCTTCGGCATTATTATTCGGGTGAAACACAAGCACCTTGTTTTCGTTGATGCGGTCTTGCGAAATCAGCACCTTCTCGTTGCCATTCACGATAAAGTAGCCGCCGAAATCATAGATACATTCGTTTTTGTTCTCTTCGCAGATACCTTGCATCTGGCTTAGAACGCAGAGTTTCGAACGCACCATAATGGGGATTTTGCCAATATAGACGCCATTGACGGTCTTGTCGAACTTCTCGGTCATCCCGTTCTTGTTGGTAATCTCTGTGGATATATGGACATTCACGTAGATACCGCTCGAATACGTCATATTATTCATACGAGCAATATAGGGCGTCATAATATTCTGGGTGCCGTCTGGAAGTTGATAGTTGGGCTTGACGATGCTCGGGTTTAGGATGTTGATAGAGATATTATAGGAGTTGTCGGGCAACTCTGCCTTCTGGTTCGTAATCTTCACCTTGATGGGATTGAAACCGCCTATAATCTGCCCGAGCGTATTGTCGATGAACTTGTTATAACTATCAATCTGGTGCTTTACAAGCGGATTCGACGATTCAGGAGAACCACCCTTCTGGTAGTAGATGTCCAGAATGTCCCAGCAAAGAGTAGAAAACATCAGTTGTACGGTTGTATTGTTAGTAGTAAATAATTCTTAAATATCAATTTTTATTTTAATGCCAAAAAATGATAAAGAATATCTATTGATATATTATATTCATATAGCCGATGCCGATGCCAATGCCAAGGATTATTGCGATTTGTGGGGCGAAGCGAAGCGGGAAGGATGTATTGGCAGAGCATATCGTGAAACAGTATCATTACGAAAGGGTCGCGTTTGCGAACCCTTTGAAACAGGCAGTGAAAGCATTGTTCGACTTTGACGACGAGCAAGTAGAAACGGATAAAAAGGATATTGTGGATGAAAACTGGGGGATTACGCCGAGAGCCGCCTTACAATTCTTCGGGACTGAAATGATGCAAGAGAAGATACAGGAGTTATTGCCTGATATAAAGAGAAACTTCTTTGCGAATACCTTGAAGAATTATATTGCGTCTCGATGCGACGCGGACGGACAGAAGACGTCGTTTGTTATCAGTGATATGCGATTTCTTCACGAATACGAGATGCTATATAATATCCCAAACATTCGCAAAGAGGATATTGCGGTTATCCGTGTTCTCCGTCCGACGACGACGGGTGTCGCCGCCGCCACCACATCAGATTCGCATAAATCCGAATTGGAATATGTAAATATCCCCTATGATGTTGTCTTGGTAAATAATAGCACTATCGAGAATTACCTTGCCAAGTTTGATAAGATTATGGAGATATAAAATAAAAAATGAATGTTAGAAATAAAAAATAATCATAATAATCAATGGTATTACAAACAGAAGACACAGGTAAGATGTTTGAAATGGCTATATGTTTAGCATATAATATCCCTTATGATGGGAAATATAATTATAGTATGGAATTGCCTGAGAAACTAAAAGAGCGACTTTCTAAACTTCTTGAATTATTCCCAGCGTGTAGCCATACAGCGAAAAAGGGTTCGAGATATGATTATACGTGTCTGACAGATGAAAGCAAACATCTTTCAGCAAAATCTACGAAAAAAGGAGTTGGGAAAATAGCACCACAAGTGATAGGGCAATCACAACCAAGCAAGTTTTGCGAAATACTTGGTATTGAATATACAACTACACCTGTTCTAAAACAATATATTCAAACTGAAATTATAAAAATTATCCCTATTCTTGTCGGCTACACATTCGATTGCCCGACTATTTACTATAATAAAGAAAAAGATACAATTCGCTATATTACATTAACAACACCGATTAAATGGGAAAACTATTCGTATAAATGGACTTGTAATTGGGATAAATGGAAAAACTCATCAATGCTAAAAGTTATAATTGAAGGGAAGGAGATTGCTTTGCTTGAATTTCAATTTCATACAAAAAACAGAACAAATATGGCGATTCGATGGTGCTACGAAAACTTCTTAACTATATGGAAAGACAATCTAACAATCCACGACATTTAAGGGACTTCGTCGGTCTTACGAAGACAGAATAAATATTCTTTGATTTCTACATCTTTATTGTATTCGAACGACTTGAACCGCTTGTAATCTCTTTCAATCACTGATGCTTCCCCATACCGTTTCATAATATCGAGCATCAGTTCTTTTGAAACGATACCTTCGCTATTATACGATAGGAATATCCATTTTGTTTTTAATTCTCTAAATAGCGTGTCAAAGGCAGTCTCGCATCCTTTTTTACAGAACGGAGAGATGAAACAATCGGCGGGTATGCCTGTTTTGCCTTTCAACGGAACTGAGGACACGGTTTCTGGCGGTTTCGCAATAACGTTCAAAGGGAAATAATTTTTAGAATATTGACGAGCGTTGTAAGGCGGGTCTAAATATACCATATCGGTTTCAAGTAATGAAAGGAAGTCCCGATGTAGAACATCGTAGTTATACGTGTTCGAGCCATCTACTGCGGGACTTGTATTTGTATGTATGGGCTGTATTGTAAGATTTTTAACTGCTTTCGCTTTGAAGTTTTTCAAGAAGCAACCATACACTGCGGGAACATTACTAACCGCATCGGCACTTAGTAGTAGCGAAGCAAGGACAAACTTATATTCATCTTCTGTTAGGGTATCGTCTGTATTCTTTATCACTTCGAGCCTATGGCGGATATAATCAATCCGCTTGGCATTCTCGACGGTGAAGAATTTACGTTCGCACGTTTCGTAAGGGCTATAATGCGTTGTAATAAACCCGACGGAGTCGGAGTCGGAGTCGGACTGCTTATTCTCTTCAATGTCTTTTTGGAGTTCGCAAAGGATATTCTTACATCTTTCCGTATATAGTGAGCGTGTGAATGCGTGGGTGATGATAGAACTGTATAGTTCTGCGTCATTCGAAATAACCTTCGCCCGATGATTACGGAAATGATAGGATACGATACCCGTCCCCGAAAACAAATCCCCGATTGTCTTATCGGCAAACGAAGTCCATCCTGTTTTTTCCTTCATACTGCTTGTAATCCAGTCGAGCAATTGAAACTTCGAACCGATATAGTTCAAGCGATATATTTTCTCTTTTGCTTGTGTTCTCTTATCGGTATCCATATCCTTATCGGTATCCATATCTATATTAAATATGTTATTAAAAAAGAAGAATCGTATCTGTCTATATCATTTTTTATATGAATGATTAAATGGCTGTCATTGGGTATATGAAAAAAGAAGCATTACATCATTACATCACTTCTTGTTTCACCATCTCTTTCATAATCTCTTCAATTACACGAATACAAACACTATTTCCGATTTGTTTATAGGCAATGCCCTTATTTGTATTTTTTATAAATGTAGATGGGTAAGCCATCAATTTATAGCATTCATTTAGAGTTAGACGCCGAACTCGTCCAGTAGTTTCTTCGTATATATGATACCTACCCGAAATCTCCGACGCTACCAATGTCGGATGTGTTCCATCGCTACTATATATCCTCATCAATTGTTTATGAACTCTCGATAAATGTTCTGTATTTTCTTTTGCTCCAACTTTTCGTAGTTCTCCGTATAGATAACCACAGAACTTTAATCCACTTTTAGATTGTTTTTTTATCTGCGAGGGTTCGAGAATTTTATATTTAGATGGGTCAATATAATATTCTTCCGAAACATCTGTTTCGAGAACATCTGATAATTTACACATCGTTTTTTGTTGAGATAATCTTGTAAAATCAAATGCTTTTTCGGATGCTGTTGCTACAATATATACTCTTTCTCTATTTTGAGGAATATTGAATTGATAAGGACTTAGTAATTGATATGACACTTTATACCCTCGTGTTGTCAAAGTGTTTAATATAGTTTTAAAAACCACACCGTTATTTATCTTTGTCAAGTTTGATACATTTTCTAACAGAATAGATTTTGGTTTATGAATATCAATTATTTTTAGAATTTCAAAGAATAGTGTCCCTCTCGGGTCATCAAACGCCTTTTTATCTTTCCATTGTGCGATACTAAACGCCTGACAAGGAAATCCACCACAGATTAGGTTAAATGACGGTATTGCTTTCATATCAACTGTTTTAATATCGCCATCTGGTCTTATTTTATAGTTTGCTTCGTATGTCTTTCTTGCGTTTTCATCAATGTCCGAAGCGAATACACAAGATGCCGTAGGAATAATATTTTGCATCGCTTGATGAAATCCGCCTATACCACAGAATAAATCAATATATTTTATATTATTGACATCAGTTGTTGGAATAATATCAACAATACAAGGTATGATTTCATTCGTATCGGTATCCATATCCTTATCGGTATCCATATTTATATTAAATATGTTATTAAAAAAGAAGAATCGTATCTGTCTATATCATTTTTTATTTGCGATGATATTGTGTGATACATTTCTCGACGGACGTTTTAATATCTGGAATATCAGGGTAAAGCGAGTAGAGTTTATCGGTCGCCAGTTGTGTATTGGAACGCTTCGATAGCAGTATCGCATTTTGCTCTTCGACACTGAAATTCTCCCACGTAAAACCCTTATCAATATGTTCCTTATACATCTCCAAAATCTCATTGTGTGTGATAAGCCCCTTATTCACCAAGTTAAACGTCCCTGTCGTTTTGTTCTTTATCATATCCATTATGACAGGAAACATATCCTCCAATACGGTCATCGAGTTTGGCATCGAGCATATCTTACTATATTTAAAAATCTTACTTAGAAAGTTCCTGTCGTGCTGGAAATTCACGATAGGCATCCTGATACGCAAGTTGAGCGTGTTTTTCGAATACAAATGTTGAAGCCTGTCGGTAAAGCCCTTCACAATCGAGTAAGAAGAACCGAAGAAGTCGGGTTTCTCGTCGTCGCCAATGCTCGATGTCGTAGGGTCATCACTGCTAAAAATACAACCCGTCCCCAAGTATGTGTAGTGAATGTTATAACGCTCACACAATATCGAGAGGATTACAGGCGAATATAGGTTATCGCGAAGATTGTCTTTGAGTTTTCCGGGTAGTTCCAAGTAATCAATCGTGTTATGTTCGCCCCCGTGCGTTCTCCCGATAAACGAGATGATGTGCGTCGGCGAATACAACTTGATTTCTTCTTCTACTGCCTTCTCGTCATCCGCTCGTACATCGGTGCTAATATAGGTGATGCCGTGCGAGTTCAAGTAATCCCCGAATTGCTTTCCAATCCACCCCTTGCTACCGAAGAAAAGGATATTCATTTTGATTTTAATATTAATATATTAATACTATTAAGTAGGTATTCTTTTATATTCTTTTTTGGATTCGAATGAGATTCTTGATAATCAATATGTATAAAAAGCAGTCTATATTTAATAACAGAAAAATAGGAGAGATGTTTATCGATTGCTTAAAAGGAAACGAGACAATCTTTAAAAAATGGGACGACGTTAAGGGTATTCGAGATGCGTTGAAAGGGAAGCGGATAGACGGGAAGCGGATAGACGGGAAGCGGATAGACGGGAAGCGGATAGACGGGATTATAATATCAAGTTCTGATTATTTTGTGGATGGCAAAGAACATTCCATAATAGATGAGAGTATTCTAAAATCAAATATACCAATTCTCGGAGTATGCTATGGGTTTCAATCGTTAATTCATACGCTTGGGAAACCGTCGTATATTAAAAGAAACAAAAGTGGATATATGGACTATATACGCAGTTTTAGCATAACAAAACCATTTCCTGTTCAGAAAAGGAAGTTTATTTTTCATCATCGAAATTATATTGTGAAAGTTCCGAAAGGTTTCAAGATTTATAAAAAAATAGGAAATAAAATTATTATAGCGTATAACTCGAAAAAGAACATATTGGGCGTTCAATTTTATCTCTATAAGTATAAAAAAACAGTGCGATTGTTTTTAGATGCTTGGATATCGAATTGCGTAGCCCCGAAGGTAGTCCCGAAGCCCTGAGGTGCGTATAAACAAGCCTTTATATAGTATGAATAGTATATAAACAATTGATAGTCAAGTAAATATATACTATGACAACATTAAATCTTAATAATATAAATGATGGTTTGATAGAAATTAACAGGGATACCTTTAATAACAAAGGGATGAGTTTCAATATACCGAGCAAACAGCAGAGGGCGAGTCAAAATAATTTTATGAATGATGATATTTTATTTAACAAGAACAAGATAAGCAATGACGTCATCTCGATGTCTTCGCGTTCTTCGTCGAGGGCAAGTTCCGTAAATGGCGACTATGACAAGGGTGCTTATATGAAGAATATGAAGCAAATCTATAAAAACAAGAACGGCAGCAACGGCAACGGTGGCAACATATCTAAAAAATCGAAATATGAGGAAAGCGATTGTAGCAGTAGCGTGGTTAGCAGTTCAAGTAATCGAAAGCCAAACAGAAGCGGAAGCAACGGAGGCGGCGGTAGCAGCGGCAACTATAAAAAACAAGCGAAATACGACGAAGTCGATGATGATGATGTCGAGGAAGACGATGACGAAGTGGATGAAGACGAAGTGGATGAAGACGAAGATGACGAAGATGATGGCGAAGACAACGAAGTTGATGATGAAGACGACGAAGATGACGAAGAAGAAGGTAGTCGTCGCCCTACGCGACATTTATCGGCGAAAGAGATTATGATGAATGAATTAAATGAGAAGAGAGAGATTATCTATCAGTTGGATAGGTTAGAATCGAAGGGTTTTAAGATACCTTTTAAGTTCAATATGAACTCGGATTTGGAAGAGATGAGGACGGAATACAATCGCTTGGTTCGCGAGAAGGAACTGGACGGTAGCGTAAGGTTTCAGCAAAAGATGTTGATGGCGTTTATTTCGGGAACTGAGTATATGAATAGCAGGTATGACCCGTTCGCTATCAAACTGGATGGATGGTCGGAGCAGGTGAATGAGAATATCAATGATTACGATGATATATTCGAAGAACTTCATTATAAATACAAGGCGACGGGTAAGAAGATGGCACCCGAACTCAGGTTGTTTATCTCTTTGTCAGGCAGTGCCTTTATGTTTCACTTGACAAGCAGGATGTTCAAGGAGCAACCGATGCCAAATGTAGAGAATGTGTTAAAGTCAGACCCCGAGTTAATGAAGCAATTTCAACAGGCAGCCGCAAAGCAATATATGATGGGGAATAATGGAGTTGGCAACGGCAACTACAATCAAGCCCCCGTAGCCCCCG